ATTAAGATTACGGGCACCCATGGTGCGAGCAACTATTGCGTAATTGCCTTCCAGTTTTGCGATGTTTGGTTGTTTGCCTTCTAGTGAAGGGTATTCGTGAAGTACACCAAAGTATTTCCATCCTCTTCCTGTACGGAAGATTTGAGTTCTCCACCAAGCAAAGTCTTGTCTTCGGAACTTTAGCGCAAATCCATCAACTTCTTCTACTATTTGTGTTGGAAATGATAAAGCACCATCAACGTAATCGTCTGCGTCAATCATCCAAGCCCAATCAGCTTTACCATCACAAAGAGCCAGAGCTTCTGATCGGTTATGACCAAACCCAACCCATGGGCGTTCGTGTAGTTCGCCTGGAATGCCTTTTTCTGCAAAGTACTGTTTAATTAGCTCTTGAGTGCCGTCTGTGGAACCTGTATCCACAATGACCCAATAATCTATATTCTTATAGACGGTATCAAAACACTCTTTAATAATGTGAGTTTCATTCTTTACAATCATTGACAGACATAATTTAGGCATTATTTAAATCTCCATGAAAAAAAGCAATTCATTAATATGTATACCCAAATTACGCTCTACAGATAAAGAATGTGCTGTTTTATAACCTGATGGCTTTGTATCATTTATTAATATTCGTGCTCCGGTTCCGGCATTGAATATTAGATGATCATATCTTATATTTAACTTTTTTAAATTTTGTATTGTAATATCTTTGTCTGTTTCTGGTCTTCCAGTAACTATAATTATCATATCTTCTTTAGGTATTTCTTCAAATAATTTTTTTATTCCGGGTAATAAAATTTCTTCTCCGGTCAAATAACCAGCATGAACTACTAAGGTTCCATCCAAATCAAAAATCCAAGTTTTTTTTAATTTAGGATAATTCATTATATAATTTAACACCATTATAAAAAGCTAATAATATAGAACTATAATCTTCAATCACGTAACCACACAAAGAAAACCATATAAGAACATGTATCAATTTAATTTCTTCTTTTGTGTATGGTATATTATTAAAAAATACATCTTCTAACTCGGACCATCCGTGATCTTTAATATTAAAAATGACACAATCATTTTTAATATCAATAAAATAATTTTTTGAATTTATATTATCATAATTTCCATAGAATGAATAATATAATTTTGCGTAATCATACCTGGGATCACCAACCAGTTTATTTTTACCAAAATAACCACGAGGATCTATTAAATATGCTTTATTATTTGAAGAAATCATATTAGAAAATGTAGGATCTCCATGTATCAATGTAAATATATCAACATTACATACATTTAAAATTTTATTTAAAAATTCTTCTTTATGGTCTTCGTGGAATGGATTTTTATATGGTTTAGAATTTATATTAATTGTTTTATCTTTTATAAAAGGAATTAATTCTTGAACTGAATTTATTCTTTCAAAAGTCTTATCTTTATAAACCAAAGTCATTTCAGATATATCCGCATTTGTAGTTTGTAAACAATGAAGCGATTTAAGTGTTTCTAAAACATCTTTTAAAAACGATTCTGATGGTTCGCGTAAAAACGGATTTACTCCATCTATTTTAGACATAATAAATGGTTCTCTAGAATATATTTTTGGAATTCTGTCAAAGCCCAAATCAGCAACATGATCATACCAATTAAGTTCGTCTTTTATTAATTTTTCGTATTCTTTTATTTTTGCTCGTTTAGTTACTGTGTTTTCTTGAATAATAACTTCATTAAAAAATCTATTATTTGTATGATTTTTTCTAAACTGTTCTTCGGTTCCTATGTCTATAATATCGTTAATATAAAATTTATTTACTTGTTTATTAGTATTTACCAAATAATCAGTAAATGGCCCATCTTGTGGAATGTCTTGTATTAAATTCTTATCTTGTATAGTAAAAATTCCAGCAACACCATTAATAATATTATTTTCTTCCTTTAAAGTATTTTCATATTTCCAACGACAAGGAAAAGAACAATCAATTGAAGTCAGTCCTATATTAATGCCATCTATAACTAATTTTTGTTTATTCGAGGGAACTAAATCTGACCAAGTAAATACAAAAGGAGAATTTGGTTGTATGTATTCCAGAGCAGCTTTAACTCCAGAACATGTTCCTTTTTTATTAGTTTCTATAAAAGTTATTTTTGCAGTCGGTCTGAATTTGTTTGTATACTTTTTTAAAACTTCTTTTTTATAATCGCAAATAATTATAAATTCGTGTTCTGGATATAAATCTAACCAATGAAATAAAATAGGTTTACCGAATATAGGAACTAAACATTTTGGTTTTAGTGTAGTAAGATTATTCATTCTACTGCCACGGCCACCAGCTTGAATAATAATTTTCATTTTGAATTTTTTCCTATATCACCACCAGGATGATTTTTATAAAATTGTTCAACAGTTACTTGTTTGTAATCCACAATCTTCATACCAATACTATGAAGAATTATCAGATAGCACACAAGAGAACAAGTTGGAACTCGATTCCATGGATCGCATTCATTTAAAAATGGAACATATAAATCAAAATTACAATATTTTTTTAATTTGGCATTATCATTTGAATGTAATAATATAATTTTTGTTCCACAATTTCTTAATTTAATCTTTTCACAAAAAAACATCAATTCGTCTGTATTGCCACTTTTAGAAACTAAAATAACAACAGAATTATCTTCTATTAATCCCATATCTCCATGCACTGCATGTATGGGATCTACAAATATAGAACGAATAGTTAATGAATTAAAGGTTGAAGCAATTATATTTGCTATATGTGAATTTTTACCAATACCAGAAAAATAGATTACTTTTGTGTCTTTTAATATGTTAAATAATTCTTCTAATTTAGTATAATCTATATTATTACTTAAATGTGTTATTGAATTGATATTTTTATTAATAATATTTGTCAAATCTTGTAACATCATATTACCGTTTCAATTATATTTGGTTTCCACTCTAACATTTTCTTATATCGTTCACCAGCTAACGAATATCTCCATCCCATTTGACACCCACATTTACTGTTACAAAAAACATGGATTGGTTGATGAATATTCAATCCATAAAGTATATCAAACAAACCTGAACGCAATCCTAAAATATTTGGTTTATTATAATATGCTATTGATAAAAATTGTTCTAATGTTGTTTGTAAGTTTGTAAAATTATTTAAATTTTGTTTTCTATATTCCACATCACCTTCAACGTTTACGTAAATATTATCAATCAAACCCTGGTCTTTTAATTTATTAGCATAATCAATAAATAAATTATTATCAATAATAATACCGCCATTTGTCATAGGACAAATAATTAAATCTCTATTTGTTATGCTAGTATTTTTAATTTCATTTGGTATTAATGTTTGATAAAAATCAATTAAATCTTCGCTGGTTAAACCAAATCTTTCAAAATAATCCCAATAAATCAAATCTCTATTATACACCTGTTTAGCATAGTGAGAAAACCCTGTAGCATTTATCCATACCGATTTTATAGGCTTATCCGAGCATTGATCGATGCTTATTGGTTTAGCTCCATATTTTTCAAACAAATTTACTAAAAAAAATCTAGATGGATGTGTAACAAAATAAAATGGTTCTAAATTGTTTAACTTCTTTTTTAAACAACAAAAAGAAGCCAATCCATTAAACATATCACCTAAATTTACTCCTGTGTGAACATTTTCTTGTGTTGCGTGATAATAATCCATATATTATTTCCTATTTACCAAATAAAATTTTCTTTATAATAATTTACAATATTTTTAATTTCTAAATTAAAATCTTTATTGGGAAGCCATCCAATTTGTTTTAATTTACTGTCATCTACAGAATAACGTACATCCTGACCTATTCGGTTAAAATTAAAATCTAGATATTCATTATAATTAACATTAGTTACTTCAATAAAATTATCTATTATTTTTTTTGCTACTTCAATATTTTGACATTCGTAATTTCCTGAGATATTGTAAATCTCATTTACCTTTTCGCTATTCACAATAGTCAATATAGCGTTTGCAGTATCTTCCACGTGTAACCATGTTCGTATTGGTGTCCCATTTTCGTGTAAAGGAATCTTTTTTCCTAGTGTTAAATTTTTGCATGATTTTGGTATAAACTTTTCAGTATACTGTCCAACGCCATAATTATTAGTTGGTCTAACAATAACATACGGTATCTTGTACGTTCTTGCCCAAGCCAATATTAACATGTCTGCTGCGGCTTTAGATGCACTGTATGGGTTACTGGGCTTTAGTATATCAGTTTCTTTATGGCTTCCTTCAACCACATCACCATATACTTCATCAGTACTGAATTGAATAAATGTTGGTAACTTAAAATGCTTTTTTGTTAAAATTAAATTTAATAGGTTTTCTACACCTAAAATATTACTTTTAATAAACTTATTTGTGCCAATAATAGAATTATCAACATGTGTTTCTGCGGCAGTATTGATTATAATATCACACTCTACCAAACTGTCTAAATCATTAATATCAATATTTTGATACTTGAAATTTTTATATTTTTGCAATTCTGGTAAAAAATGTAAATTTGCTGCATATGTTTCTTTGTCTATTCCCAAAACATAATGCCCAGCTTCTAACAGTTTTTTTGTAACAGCAGAACCAATAAATCCCAAACATCCTGTAACATAAATTATTTTTTTCATTTTTATCTCTTAAGATTTAAATAACATGGTTTATCTGAATATAAAAATTCAGGAAGTATTTCAGCCAATTCTTCTTCGTTTTTTGGTTTATAGATTTTAATATTTGGTAATGATTTTAGTACCAATTCATCGTCTTCTGCCCAGTGACTAATACCATCGTGGCTGTAATCCTTATCTCTGCCACTTCCTACTAATTTAACTGAAAGATTTTCATAATTTACATAATTTCTTAAAAATTCAAAAGGTCTGTATAATAAAAATGGAGTTATAGAATAACATACTGGAATTTTTTTATTTTCTGCCATTCCAATTGCAATTCCAATCATCAATTGTTCGGCTGCTCCAGTATTATAGAATCTATCTTTGAATGTATTTTTACATTCATCCAATACACCAAATCCCAAATCTGCAGTTATTAAATTTATATTAGTATTTTTGTGCATTTCTTGCACTATAAGTTTACCAAAAAATTTTCTCATAACGAATTATAATCCTCTTCATTTAAAACATAATAGTGTGTTAGTAGTCCTGATGCAAATTTAAATTCTGTTGGTTTTGATTCTACGATATTAATAGATGGCAAAAATGACTTTAATCTGTTAATTAAATTTTTAGAATCAATATAATCATAAGCACCCATTCCATTTACATTTACATAAATTTTAAGATTGCTTACATTGTATTTATGTACAAAAGCCAAAGATTCCCATATTGATCCTTCTGCACACTCTCCATCTGATATCAGACACCAAACATTTTTTGTTTTATCAGAAAGAGCATGGCCTACAGCAATTGGTAATCCAGAACCTAAACTTCCAGTAGAACAATATAATTTATTTTTAATATCTTTACCTGGATGAATTCCATGCTTGTGTAGTAGGTATACAGGATCAATTCCGTATTTTTGTTCTAAAACACAATATAAAGCAAGACCTGCGTGGCCATTACTTAAAATAAAAATATCATTATCTTCTTTTTTTTCGTAAATATCCCATATTATGGGTAAAGAACTTAAACAACTACTTAAATGACTTAATTTTTCTTTATATGTAATTTCTATTAATCTTTTTGTTATAATTTCAAGTGGTTTCATCTATTTCTTTCATTGTATAAATCATATAACAACAATCGATATATTCTTTATTAATAATTCTAGATCCTAGTGCTTGTTCAAAATCATTCATTGCTTTTTGCACATCTTCTATTCTAGTATCATCAAAAATAACTAATCCTTTTTTATTTTCAATCAAAGCCTGAGTCAATTCAACATCATTTTTTACATGTTCGTAATGGTGATCACCATCAATAAATATAGCATTAATATTTAATTCTTTTATTTTTTTATCATTAAGTTCTTCAAAAAAACTTTTACTTGTCATTTCAAATAAGACAATATTAGATTTGTCTTTTATTAAATTTAAAGTACTTTCTTTTTGATTTATTAATACTTCTCCAACACCTTTACTAGTTGCCCAACTAGTATTTTCGTCTTCTATAAATGGATCTATACCATAAATTTTTTTATTTGGATAAAGATCACCTAAAGAAGCAATACTGTCTCCATTAAATACTCCAATTTCTAAATAATTACCATCATAGTCTTTTAAATGGTTTGTGAAATATTCTAAAGCTTTTATTGCAAATGGCATTTTAATCTACTTTTTTATTTATTTATTTCATTATAAAACCAATTTGATACTTCTGAAGAAAACAATTCATGAACTCTAGGTTTACGCCACGGACCAAATCCACAATGATAACTTCTCATTATCTTATCATCTAAATGTATCCTGTTATTTTTTATAACAGCTTGAGGTTCTCTTCGTAGACTGGCACAATTATAATATTGTTTAAAATTTGGTGATCTGTAATCAACATCACCATCTAATACCTTTGTTTTATATTTGCCAGAATACCATAGAACATTAAATACATCATTTTCTTTTACTGGTAATTTATGTGCTAATTCTTTATTTAATTCTTCGTACTCATCCCAAAAATTCTTAGAAGTGCTTGCTATTAGTGCTCCCTGCATATAATTTACTTCAGACACTTCTGGTATATTATGATTGTTTATTGTTTGTGCTTTCATTGATGTGTTACAATACACATTATAATTGGCACAAGCAGCAATATCATAATCTGCTTGTAAAATTTCTTCACAGCGATCAAAAAAATAAAAATCACTGTCTATATTAACTAATAAATCATAATCATTATAAATTAATTTTGCAAAACTTGGTTTACAATTTTCAGATGTTAACCAAGGTTTATTTGAAAACAATTTGCGTATAACAGAATCATCAAAAATAATTAAATCAACATCGGGATGAAAATGTTTAAAACTACGAGTAAAACTATTAAAATCTATTTTTTCATTTTTAAAATCATCAGTCATCCATGTATAAAATGCAGTTTTCATATTACATCCTCACAATCATTTGATCAACATTTTTACCAAATATTTCTATATCAGAATAACCACAAGAATTAAAAATATCAGCTAAATGCTGGGCTACTTGAGATCCTCGCATTCCGTTAGTTCCGTGTGCTTCAACAAACCAAGACTTTATTCTCTTTTCTGTCATTTGAATAGTCTCTTTGGTTAATGCTTTGTATTCTGAACCTTCGATATCTATCTTAGCAAATTCTACTTCATCCAAATCATTTTCATCCAATATTGTTTTTAATGTCTTACCACTAACCATAATATTATAAGGAGAATGACTTACATCTTGTCTAATTGAATTGCAAGTAGAATTCCATCTGTCGATATAAAAAGGAATCATATCATTACTGTCAGACAAAGCAGCTTCTACAATTTTTATATTTTTAAAATCTTTAGTAAGTTCTTTTAAAATAGTAATATGGCTTGGGGTTGGTTCCACTGTGATTATTTTTTTTGCAATATCAGAAACATGTAGTGCAAATAAACCAATATTTCCACCAAAATCTAAAATATTAATATTGGTTTTATCACCTAACCATTTTTGATATAAATTTTCTTCATTAATTTGTTCTAAAATGATTCCTGTATGATTTTTAGGTTCATTAAAATGATTAATAATTTCTTGGTTATTTGTTTCAATTGTTAAAAAATTATTTGTTACTGTTTTAATTTTAAAATTAAAAGACATGTTATTTTCCTTTATTTCATAGATTTAATATAATCTATAATTCCATTTTTTATATCATAATCGCATTTAAAATTGTATTTTTGTTGCGAATATGTAGTATCACAAACCCACGTTTCAGACTCAAAACTCTTACTCATACTATTATGTATAGTGATAGGTGCATCTTGTTTTAATACTGATTTAAATATGTCTAATATTTCAAAATTAGAATATTGTTTTCCTGAACCAAAATTTACAACATCACCTTTAATAATATGATGATCTGCATGTAATAGGGTATCAATTCCCTTTATAAAATCTTTTATGTAAATAAAATCATGAAATCCATTATAAAGGGACATTGGTTCATTTTTTATAAATGCATTGTATAGCTTATGAAATAGTCTATAAGACTTTTCGTATTTACCATACACACTATAAGGACGAGCAACTGCTATTGATAAATCATAAGCTCTAGCATATCCTACACATAACATTGTGGCTGCACTTTTAGTTGCTTCGTATAACGTTGTTGGATCTAAATAGTCCGTTTCTTTTGTTGCATGAGATTTTCTTCCGTATTCAGCAGATGAACCAATATGAATCATTTTTGCATTATTAATTTTTACATAATTGATTAATTTATGTACCAAACTAACGTTTGAATCAAACATATCGGCTTCTTCATAAATGCTAGCAGCACAATTTATAATAAATTCTGGCTGTTCTGCTAATACAGTATCAATACTAACAGAACGATTTTGTTCAATTATACGATAACGATTGGAATAAAATTCAACTAAATTTTTTCCAACAAAACCATTAGATCCTGTTATTAATAATTTTTTCATTATTTTTGATAACTTTTTATTTTATTCATTAAATCTATTTTTGTTTGAACACCAACAACATAATTTGCATGGTGTAAGATTAAATTTGAAGGAATATTATTTGAATCTACTGCTTCAAAATCTGAAAATAAAGATTTACTGACGTTTATATCATGGGTCATCCAATTACTGAAATAACGATAATCTAATAGACCCATTTTTATACCAAATGATCTATGAATACTATTTAAAATTCGCTGATCGTTTATGTGGTGCATACTTTGATCGTTTGCTTGTTTAACAATTTCTACAATATTTTTAAACAATTGTTTTAAATTTTCTGTATTTTTCATTATCATAAATCCAAAACATGCAGCATTTGGAGCATCTGCTTGGCAAACTATATCAATCGTATCAAAAATTTTTAAATCTAAATTTTGTTTAATATTTTTAAAAAATTGAACGTCTGCGTCTGCGTGGATTATGATTTCATTGGGCTGGGCATCTTCCAAAGATTGAATGATATAATTATCTTTTTCAATCATTGTTTCTTTCCATCCTTTTTCCATATAATTTCCACTAGAACAAAACTGTTCAGAAATTTTGCAAATTAATTGTAAATCTGGATTAGTTGCTTTTATAGATGGACGAAACCATTCATCAAATAATATTTTATGAGAATCCGAATATAGTGTATAAATTTTCATATGTTTAAGAATAAAAAGCAACCCATTCTTCTATTGATAATGATGGACTCCAGCCCACTGCTTTTTGTAATTTTGTATTACAAGCTAGGTTGTTTTTTGCTTCTCCCTTTCTTGGTTCGATGTGTGTTATATTATACGATATAATTTTAGCTAAGTCCAAAATTTGTGTTTCTTTTCCAGAAGATACATTATACACATTGGCTTTTTTTAAATTGATATTATTTTCCCATTGTTCCATGCACATAATATTTGCAGAAACTACGTCTTTTACATAAATAAAATCTCTTTTTTGTGTCCCGTCTCCCACAATTGTAAGTGGTTCTTTATTTGCTTTTTGTCGCATAAAGATACCAGTTACTAATGCGTATTGACCTTTAGCTGGTGCTCGTTCTCCAAATACGTTAAAATAACGAAATATACAAGAATTAACACCATATAATTGATTATAATTTCTAATTAATAATTCTGCTGCATATTTAGTAGAAGCATATGGATTTAAACAATCCTCTGTATTAATTTCTGTTATTGGGAGCTTATCTGTCAAACCATATATTGAAGATGTGGAAGAAAATAATAAACCTTTTATTTTATTTTTTTTACACGCCTCTAAAACAGATAAAGTTCCTTTAACATTAACTTCGACTGCTCTACTGGGGTTTTCGATTGCTTGTTGTAATCTAGATTCTGCCGCTAAATGAAAAATAAAATCACACCCTTGGCTTATTTGTTGCACTGCATCAAAATCACAAACATCTATTTTATGATTGGCTGCTGATTTATTAAAATAAAATTTTTCATTATTTGCTGAACAATTATCTATACTTATAACTTCATGGCCTTTGATCACCAATTCATCGACTAAATGACTTCCTATAAATCCAGATCCACCAGTAACTAATATCTTCATGCCAGTCCCTTTATTTTATTTTTTAATTGTGTTGTAGAATAACCATGTTGTCTATTTACAAATATTACTTCAATATCACAGTCTTTTGCTGTATAATATTTATCTTTATAATCTTCGCCCAAAAATCTTTTATTAAATTTTTTACAACAAAGTAATTCAGATAGTTCTTTTTCTGTTTGATACGTTATAACATCATCAACATATTTAATAGATTTTAATATTTCTTTTCTTTCTTCTACTGTATGAATTGGTTTTATTTTATTATTTTCTAAAGAAGGATCTTCATGTAAAAGAACTGTTAAATGATCACAATGTAATTTGGCTTCTTTAAACATACGGCAATAACCTGGATGTATAAGATCAAATGCACCAGCTAACACTCCTTTTGTGCCGCAATTTAAACGACGCCAATCTGAAGCATTTACTGCTTTATCATCAATAACTATATCGTATGTTGGTTTTTTATTGGTAATAAGCTGGTGGTATTTAATTTTCCAACTCTCTATTTGATTTTTAGTAAACTCTGTCCAGTCTTTACCACTAGAAGAACCCCTGCCAGTAAATATAATAATTTTTATACCAGTATCGTATAATTTATTTACTTCATTTATTGCTTTTTGAAGTGGCTGTGCTTTTGTATAATCACTATTTTCTACAGAAGTACAAAGAGTTCCGTCTAAATCAAAACAGTATATAATTGGTTTCATATTATTGAATGTAAAATAATCTCGTGTACACATTCTACTATACCATAATCCGTTGAATCTACCCAAAATTCTAATTCTGCTTTATTTAAAAATGATCTGACAGTATTAGTGCTATTAAATCCGGTTAATAATATAAATTTTCTTTTATTATTTGTACAATATTCTGCACAATTTTTAATATTTACAGAATTACCAGAAGAGCTGATCAATATTATTAAACTTTCTTCTTGAGAAAATTCTTTTAAATATTGAACAAACGCATTTTCATAACCATAATCGTTTGCATAACAAGTTAAACGAGCAGAATCGGAAAATGATAAAGTGGGTTTGTGTAACATTTTGGTGTAATCTTCAGCCATATGCGAAGCTATAGCATTACTTCCACCATTTCCTAATATGATAATATTTCCAGTTGCATTTAAAACTAATTCTTTTAATTTGTTTAATTTTTTAGTTTCAATTTGACCTGTTTTTAATATAATTTGTTCTATAAATTTATTCATATTATTCTGGTAACTCCATCAGCAGTTAAATTAATTTTATAAAATTCATTTGATACTTGTGTACCTTTTTCAAAAAAACATAAAAAGAAACCACCATTTCCAGCACCACATAACTTATGAGCAACACATTCCTTCATATTAGAAAGCATGGTGTCTATTTCTAATATTTTAACATTTTGTAATACGTTTTTAGAAGTTCTTTTCTTCTCTTCCCATCCTTCTTTCATCATATCCATAAACAAATAATACTGCTCATTTAAAAGATACTTTTCTGCTTGCTTAACCAAAGGATTAAATGTATCTTGTTTTGGTACAATAACATTTTTTAAAACTTCAGTAGAACTTCTAGTATATCCCGTATAATACAAATAACAATCAAAATAATTGAATATTTTTGTTGGTAAAAACGTATATTTTGGTAGTGTGTTTTTTTCAAATTCTATTTTTTTAAACCCACCAATACAGCAACCAAACACGTCTTGATATCCCAACAAAGGATTGATATTCTTTTCTAAATTGTGGGCATCAATACCACATTCTATTTGAGTTAATTTTTTGCCACGAAATTCTGCCATTGCCATAATTAATCCACAGGAATAAGAAGAAGAAACAGCTAAACCTGAACCATGTGAGAATATATCACTAGTCATATGAATCGAACAAGGTTCAACTTTAACAGTTTTATAATATTCTCTTACTAAATCGTTTTGAATCTCATTGGAATCTATTACTTCTTCTCGTTTAGAATAATTAATAATGTATTTCTTTTCTAAATTATTTTTACCTAAAACATCTTTGTAAACAGAGATATAAGTATATAAATTTGGTGTAAATGATATAACCGATCCATTTCCGTAAACATCAAGATACGAATCTAAATCACTAGATCCACCTAGAAGAGAAATACGAACCGGGCATTTAACAGTAATCATTGACTCTTTGTTCTTTCGTATTCCCACGCATCTGGACTGATTCCTATCCAAAGCTTTATTCCGGTGTTTACTGGTATACGTTCACCTGTTTCATATACGCCAGAATGAGCAATTCCTCTAAATTTTTTTATTTTTAAAGGAATTTTTGTTTCATTCAATAGATCTATTAAAGTACAATGTTCTGAACAATGATACGTATCATCTTTTTCTTTTATTTCATTTATTGCTTGCCAATCTCCAAGAAATTGCTTTGAATTATCTGTATTATTAAAATATAAAATTGCTGCATGAGGAGTTTTGTTATCGTGGTGCCGTATACAATAGCCTATATCAAAATCTTGTAAATTTTCAAACTCTTCTAATCTGGCTTTTAAATAACAATCAGCGTCTATCCAAATGACAGAATCATTCAATTCTTTCATTTTTTGTAAAAGATACTTGGGTTTAATCATATTAAGTTTTAAATACGTAGTATTTAATCCTTGTTCTGCAAAATTAATATAATTAAAACTAGTTTTATAACCATATGAATGTAATTGTGTTTCTACCCGAGCAGCACATGTTTTATAATAAGTGCTTTTTGTTTCATCACGATCATAATAATAAGATACAAAATACATTTTAAATCCGTTGTATTAAATTAAATAATTGATCATCCGAACTTTCTAATAGTTGTACTCTTTCAAAGTTATCTTTTACTGCTTCTAATTTAGATTGATATAATTCTGGAGTTAAAGAATCAATATCAAACTCATCATTCAGATCGATTATTCCTTCTTTATTAAAATAATCACCAATGTCAGGAGCTCCCCAATATACTGGTATTGTTCCTGTAGCAAAACAATCTGTTACTTTTTCAGTAAAATACGTAGAATAAGAATCATTTTCTAGTGTAATCTGAAACATATAATCATTTATTGCTTCACTTTTATCTGGCCATGGAGTAGAGTCTGCTCCTACTTTTTGAGATCCTGCTGCTCCTCCAAATATATCTGCTTTATTTTTAAATTTTTCTGCATATTGATGCCGTAATTTATGGCCATGTGTTACTTGTTTCGAAGATGCAATCATAGAAACCAATTTTGTTTTAGTAAAAATTTGTTGGTTTTTACACCACGGTAAATTACTTCCAGCAAATGCAAAATAAAACTTTGGACTTAATTTGCAATATTCTCTATCTGAAAAATAAACTGCATCATATGTTTGTTCTAGTAATTGAACAGCTCTAGGATCCCAAAAATTATTTTTAGGAATGCCCCATTCGTAAAAAATTGCACGAGATTCACAAACCCATGCTACCTTTTTTTGGTTTGATCTTTTTTGATGATGAATACCTTTTGCAATTGCTCCATCAATAAAAACTAATATATCAGTTTCTTCATTAGTCCATTTAAAATTTTTTGGTAATAAATCTGAATTTGTAGAAAGATGGGTATAAAACCCCGCACCTATTGCTGTCATTTTGTTCATATTATTTGGTTCCCGGACTCTGCCATGCTATTAAATCTTCACTCATTCCTAATTTTTTAAGTGCTTCTTTTTTAGAGTCCACATCAGCCAGACCCATAACAATTACTGAATTTTCATTTTCTTCACCCGGCCAAACACAATACTCTGGTCCTATAAATTTCATACGAAATCCTTCTTTTTGGTAAAACGTATGCAATATACCAATCAGAGCTTCGTGATCAAACCACTGGCCATTATTTGCCATCTGTCTTGCCATAAACGTCCAATGTTGAAGAAATTCTAATACTTTAGAATTATAATCCAAATAAATTGGTGATGCTTTTGCAGCATGTAACTTGTTAATAGAACAAGCAACTGCTATATCGGTATTTCCCGTGAATTGATCAAAAACATTAAGAGATTTACGAACATCAGAATCAATATCCAACCAAACAACAGGTTTTTGTTTTTGTATCAGCATTTGGTAAATGAACTGTGGTTTACTCAAACAATTTTTTTGATAAGATCCTAAAGAATCTTTTTGTCTAAAATCGTGAGGAATACCCAAACGAACTAATTGTTCATTTAAGCGTTTAGCATGATCGCTGTAATAAGTTTTACCGTCTATATCACTAAAAAAAGAAATCACTTCAGTTTGCATAATTAAGAGTTTCCTATATGGTATTTAGGCACCAGTTGCCATTCTTTCTTTTCTTTATGAGGAATAATTTTTAGTTGAGCCAAAGAAATAATTGGTTCTTTATACTCATCCGGATCCACAGCTTCTACTAGTCCCCATTCTACTAAAAGCTTTACAATCATATTACGACGACCAAGATCTGTATCGTCTATATCTGTTTCTAGTCCGTCTAGATCAAGCATCTCTTTGAAATGCATGATGGCATATCTACCACGTTTGTGGAGGATATGACAACTTTGATATAACTTTTTTTCTTTCTTTGAAGACACACCCATTCGGGTAAGAGTCTCTTTTACCTTGAGAAAATCGTCTTTAGATTTTAGTTTGATTTCAACTCCAAGGCCATCAAAAATATCTTCGGGTTCCATTATATTCCGCTTTCATTAAAAAATTCAGTAATACGGAATTATTTAGGATTTTTAGTATTTGTGCCGCCTTGGTCTAAAATGGAAAAAATTTCATCCCAATCTTCTTGTTTGATCAGGTCTACCACTTGCTTGGCCTTGGTGTGAGAGTATCCGTATAAGGTCTTTAAAGCGTCTATACGGTCATTAGACTCGTCCTTGATCCACTTGCTGAATCTCTTACGGGGTCTAACTGATATGCGTAAAAAGTCAAACTGCATCTTCTTATCCAGACCGGATAAACGATTCATCTCATTGGCTAAAAAAATGGTGTCTGAGAAGTAAGAAAGACCTCGGTTGGCAAGAAATGGAATATATTCTCGCTCGCAACCAGGATCTTCATCCATCAAAGAAACCTTGGTTTGATTTATGGAATTTAAAAAGTCAAACGGCTTCATTCTTTAAATCCGCAATTCATCATTAGTTCCACCATGAATGCACACAGATTGATCTCTTGATCCGCCACAAACGCTGTCTTGTACTGGTATTCACCAATGATAACCACCGCTTGAGGGATGCTGGCAGGCTCTAGGAACTCGTATAAGCCATCGTAGACCTTCCTAAAGATGTCTTGGGGGCTGTTGTCTAGGTTGTTGGCTATCCACTTACGGATCTCTGTGAAGTTCTTGGTCTTCAAGAACCCCATGAGTTCCTTAACATTCAGTTCTCCAGCAGTACTTAAAATTCCAATATCAATAGTACCTGCCGCAGAGTATCGCTGAAGTTCATTCAGAGTTCGCCTAAAATCCGAAAAATACTTAACCACAACCTTGGATAGAACCTTGTTGTCGTATTCAATGCCTTCTTCTTCCAGAATGCCTTGGCAACGGTCCAGGAACTGTTTGGCTAGTTCTGGACGTTCCTTGGTTGGGAAATTAAAGTCAATAACTGTACAACGAGAATGGATTGGTTCAATAATCCGATTCTTGTAGTTACAGGTCAGAATAAAGCGACAAGTCTTGGCAAACTCCTCAATGGCTCCACGAAGGGCTGGCTGGATACTTTGAGCGTTCGAGTAATCAAACTCGTCCAAGATTACAATCTTTTGCTTGGCGTCTTCCGATAAAGAAACGGTACTGGCAAACTGCCTGATCTTGGTTCGTAGAGTATCAATATTACCGTCTTCCGAACAGTTGATCAGGATATAGTCTGCACCCAGTTGAGTACAGAGAGCACGAGCAACCGTAGTTTTACCCATACCTGGCTTGCCTGCTAGCAGCAGATTAGGACATTCCCCTGATTCAACAATACTGTTAAAAGTATCCTTAAGACTCTTAGGCAGAACACAATCATCAATGATTGCTGGACGATACTTTTCTACCAGCAGACCAACTGAATTGTTTGATGTTAGCATTTTATTCCTTGTAGGTGCTGGTTGCATCCATAGCAACCCAGTAAGTTAGAGGACGACTGGCGTGAGTAAACTGACCAATCACATTCTTGGACAGGGCTACATGATAATCGCCATCAAACATCTTCATGTTTTCTAACTTGAAGTTGAATGAAAAGTCTGCTTGATCCTTGTTGTCGCCAACACGAATAGAGAACACGTTGCATGTTGGATCCTTGAGATCCTTGACCACTGCAAGCACGGCATCGTCATCAGATACAAAGCATAGATCTGGGTTTTGTAGAACTGCACCTGCACGAGACAGTTCGCGGAAATCATCACTGGTCAGGTCAAACTCAACCACAGCATCAATCTTCTTAATACTCTTGGTTGGATAAGACAGCAGCTTGGGATCTGAATAAAAATACTTAACCTTGGAACCACTTGCTCCAGTAATAGTCATGTACTTGTCATCAAAAATAAACTCTGGATCTTGAAACAGTGAAACCACACCCAGTAGCTTGTTGAGATCCCAAATACCAAACTCGGTATCAAAAGACTCTTCGATCTCGACTTCCGCCATGATATTCTTGGTGGGAGACATAGTTGTAATCTTTGATCCTGGCTTTACGTACAGATTAGAGTTAATACCACTGAAATTCTTAAGAATATTCAGTGTGTCCTTAGAAATTGTTGTTGTCGCTTTTGTCATAATATAAATTCCTTTTATCGTTCAAATCGTTCAAAATTTTCAAAATCACCATCATCGGATGAGTGACCGTGCTTTAAGTCGTTCAGCCATTGTTGTTGATTTGGCTTGCGTGGACGCTTCTTTCGCTTTTGCTTTCGTTCTTTTTGTTCACGCTTCCAACGCTCGTATTCAGATTCAGGTTCAGGAGTATACATCAAAATTCCTCTAGATGTGGCATAAGAGTCTTAAGTTTATGGTCCATAAAATAT